CGAGCTGATGGTCGATACCCCGTCGCCGGTCAAGATTGACGCGGCTAACGAGAACGTGGCGATGGCAATTGGCCAGATGGCCGCGGCCTACCCTGAGCAGGACCATCTTGGCCACATCCAGGCGCATCTGGACTTCGCAAAGAACCCTGTACTGGGTGCCAATCCGTTGATTGCCCCGACTTTCGTGCCTAAGGTCATGGAGCACGTCAAGCAGCACATCGTCCTCTGGTACTTGAACCGCATGAACGGCTACGTGGAGCAGTCACTAGGCAAGAAGATGGCCGAGTACGAGCTCCTAAAGGATCCCAAGATGGTGGACAAGCTGTTTGGTGCCGCATCTCAGCACGTAGACATGGACACGCAGCAGACCTTGTCGGGGATTATGCCGGTTATCCAGCAGATCACCCAGATGGCCGAGAAGTACCGTCCCAAGCCGCCAATGTCGCCGGACACCAAGGTCCTTCTGGACACCTCTATGGCCGAGACGCAGCGTCGTGCAGAGCGGGACAAGGCCGAGATGTCGTTAGAGGCGCAGAAGGCCGCTACGAAGGCCCAGGAGACTATGGCGAAGATGAAGCAGGACTTCGACATTGCGATGGAGGATCAGCAGTTGAAGTTGGCCATTGCGACCAACGACCAGGATATGAAAGAACGCATCGAGACGGCCCGTTTAACGCGGGATGCTGCCAAGCTCTCTCACGAGCAAGACAAGACCGTTTTATCTTTAATCCCCTCAGGAGGCAATTATGGCAACGAGTGATCAAGAGCAAAAAAGCATCAATGTACCGCAGCACAAGCGCATCGCAATGGGCGAGAAGCTTGATGGTACGTCCCTTCAACCAAAAGGCGGTAGCTCAGCCCAAAAATCCTCAGGAGGCCTGCCACAGACAAAAAGTAAATGAACACTATCTCTGACTTCATTGGTCTGATTGAGGCTAAACAGCAGGAAATTGCTGTGTCCCTCGCTGCTGGTAATGCAGTGAACTGGGAGTCTTATCAGAGGATGGTCGGGCAGAATCTAGGGTTGAGTGATGCCTTGAATATTCTTAACGATTTGCTAAAGGAAGATAATGAAAATGAATGAACCGGTAGCGTGTGATAACGCTGAGTTAGCTTGGGCATTTCCGAGCGTGGATCCCGGTGCACAACCCCTTGGAGGTCGCATCTTAGTTCAGTTGCGGCGTACACACAAAAAGGCGACGAGCGCGGGAATTATCCTAGTCGAAGAGACGAAGGAAACCGAAAAGTGGAACAACATGGTAGCGGTTGTGGTTGCGCTAGGCCCATTGGCCTATAAGAACCGCGACACGATGGAGTACTGGCCTGAAGGCACTTGGATTCAGGTAGGCGACTACATCCGCGTCCCGAAATGGGGCGGCGACAGATGGGAAGTGAAGGTGCCTGGGGATGACGATTACGAAGATCCTGCGCTTTTCATGATCCTTAACGACCATGAAGTTATCGCAAAGCTAACGGGTGACCCGATGGCTATGCGTGCCTTTCTCTAAGGAGGAACTATGAGTACAGATGCAAAAGAAACCGAGTTGGAATATCGGGAAGACAAGGACGGTGGCGTCATTATCACTATGCCGGCCGATGAGGTTGAGGATGACGATGACGAGCCGGTAAGTGCCGCGGCAGGTGGATCACAAGAGGCAGACGACGATGCGGATGACGAAAGCGCTGATGGCGACTACGACAGTCCGATTCGGGAGGCACGCCGTGCCCGTCGAAAGGCCAAAAAAGAGTACATCAAGAAGACCAATGTAGAGAAAGACCAGCGCCTGCAGATGCTTGACCGCGAGAATGCGGCCATGAAGGAGCGCCTAGCTGTCCTAGAGCGCAAGGCCCAGGGCACTGACTTAGCTCAGATTGACCGGGCTATCGACGACGAGGAGAGGCGCCTACAGTGGGCTCAGAAGAAGCGGGAAGAGGCCATTAGTAACTCTGACGGGGCACTAAGCGTCCAGGCTGAGGACGCGGTCTACGAGGCCCGGCAGAAGGTTGAGCAGCTTAGGCACCTAAAGCAACGGGCAATGCAGGCCGCTCAGGAGGCGCCAGCTTACGATCCTCGGATCAAGCGGCACTCTGACGCCTGGTTAGCGGAGAACGACTGGTACGACTCTGGCCTCAAGGACGAGGACAGCAAGATTGCCAAGGTTGTGGATTCTACGCTTCACGAGGAAGGTTGGGACCCTGCTATGCCGGACTATTGGCAAGAATTCAATAGACGGTTGCATAAAAAATTGCCTCACCGTTATACTGATTCTGATGACGAAAGATCAAGTAGGCGTCCTCGGAGTGTTGTGACTGGATCTGGGCGGGAGACGATGTCAGAAGGTGGCAGAGTTAACGTCACAATTGAGCCAGAAAAGATACGGGCAATGAAAGATGCAGGATTGTGGGAGAACAAAGCTCTCCGCACGAAGATGCTGCAACGCTATGCCCGTGAATCACGCAAATACCCAAGGAGCTAACTATGGACGGACGTTTAAAGAAATCATTGAAGTCAGGTGGCCGTGAAGATCGCGCAAGCGAGGACACTAAAAGGGCGTCATCTGAAGAGAAGTTTGTGTCAACGCAGGAACGTCGGAAGATGTGGAGCGATGAATGGACACAGAGTGCGCTGCCCAATGCCCCGGAATTGCCGGGATGGCACGTTTGCTGGTTATCGACAACCAATGGCTATGACAGTATCGATAAGCGGGTTCGACTTGGCTATGTACCTGTGAAAGCAGAAGAGATAGACGGGTTTGAAAATCACCGCGTAAAGGCTGGAGAGCATATTGGCTATATTGCGTGCAACGAGATGTTGTTGTTCAAGATCCCTGAAGACATTTATCAGGAGATCATGACTCACTTCCACCATGATCAGCCAATGGAAGAGGCTAATAAGATCAAGGTGCAGGCTGAATCTCAGGTTGGACGTGATAGTTCGGGTCGCAAGCTCGGACAAGTCGAAGGCGAAGGCTTGGGCAATATTGATAAGCCGCTTTCTGCTCCGGTATTTGCCTGAGCGTAAGCATTAAACCATTTAGGAGCTAATATGAGTACTATTGCTGCTCCGTTTGGCATGCGCCCCGCTTTCCATCCATCCGGTTTGGACCGCGCTGTTGCACTTGCTGACGGCATTCAAGCTGTTTCCACTTCTGGAAACGTATCCCTCGGCTACGCCGCGAACATTTTCAAGGGTGCGCCCGTGAAGATGAACACTGCTGGCTGGATTGAAAATAGTTCTGGTAGCGAGGCCATTCAAGGCGCGTTTGCTGGTGTTGAGTGGACTGATTCGACAGGTCGTCGTCGCATCTCCCCGTTCTGGCCTGCTAACGAATCGTTCCAGACAGGTTCTTTGGTTGCGTACTACTACAGCGACCCGAACATTGTGTATGAGATGCAGTCTGCTGGCTCACTCGCGCAAAATTCGGTCGGTGATCAGTATGACATTACCAATCCAACTACTGGTTCGACTACTACTGGCCTGTCCTCCGCTTCCCTGGGAACGACCCCTGCCGGTTCTGGTTCAACTAACGTGATGCGTGTCATCAACTTGGCCCCCTATCCAGATAACGCCTGGGGTGATTCCTATACGATCGTTCAAGTACAGATTGCTCTCAGTCAGTACGTTGCATCGATTAACGCTATCTAAAGGAGGGACTGAATTATGGCAGCCCCGATGAGAAGTACAGACTTCCGCAGTATCGTTGAACCAATCATGAACGAATGCTTTGACGGCGTTTATGATCAACGTACTGACGAATGGTCCCGCGTTTTCCGTGAGCAAGACGGTATCCCACGTAACTACCACGAAGAGCCAGTTCTTTATGGTTTTGGTCTCGCCCCACAACTGCCAGACGGTACTCCGGTAACGTATCAGCAGGGCGGCGTGCTCTTCCTGCAGCGCTATGTTTACAACGTGTATGGCCTGGCCTTCGCGTTGACCAAAGTGCTGGTGGAAGACGGCGACCACATCCGTATCGGCTCGGTCTATGCTCGTCACCTCGCTCAGTCCTTGATTGAAACCAAGGAAACCCTGTGCGCGAACGTGCTGAACCGTGCATTTAACTCGGCCTACCCAGGCGGTGACGGTGTGTCGCTGAGCAATGCTTCGCACCCAATCGCTAACGGCACCTTCAGCAACCTGCTGACGACCGCTGCTAACCTGTCCCAGACCTCGCTTGAGCAGATGCTCATCCAGATCCGTCAGGCTGTTGACAACAACCAGAAGAAAATCCGTCTGGTCCCACGTCAACTGGTGGTTGCCCCAGGCAACGTGTTCCAGGCTGAAGTTCTGCTGAAGTCGGTCCTGCGTTCCGGTAATGCAAACAACGACATCAACCCAGTCAAATCAATTGGCTTGCTTGATGAAGGTGCTGCAGTGCTGTCGCGTTTGACCAATTCGAGCGCCTGGTGGGTTCAGACCGATGCTCCAGAAGGCACTAAGCTTCTGATGCGTCGTCGCCTTGAAAAGACGATGGAAGGTGATTTTGAGACCGACACCATGCGTTACAAGGCAACTGAGCGTTATCAGGTGGGTTGGACTGACCCACGTACTTTGTACGGTACGCCTGGTATCTAAGTAATTCGGGCCGGGGAAACTCGGCCTTTTTCTTAACATTCGCTGAGCTTTTCAAGGAGACACGCGATGGCTTTAACAAATTTCCCTAACGGGATCACTTCTTTCGGCGTTCCAGTTACTGGTCCTGCCCCTATTTCTGTTCCTAATGGTAACGGCAAGGTTATTTATGTTGACGCGACAGGCCAAGTTGGCGCCCCTGGCTCAAGTGTAGAGATTGTTTCTACAACGATCCAAGCGGCAATTGACGCCTGTACGTCTGGCGCTGGCGACACAATTCTTGTGTTCCCTGGCTCCTACAACGAAAATCTAGTCATTAGCGGCGTTGATTATCTGACGATTATTGGTTGCCAAGTAGGCGGCTATGAGCGCCCTGACGTTGGTGATGCGACGGGCACTGCCCTGACCATTACTGAGTCGCAAGGCGTAGTCATTCGCAACATGCGTTTCTACAATGAGGACAACAGCGATGTTGCGATCACTGATAGTAACGGCGGTGTGTTTGATAATTGCGTCTTTGACGGCAATGCAGCAATGACGGCAAACAAGGCATGCTTGGCATTCCAAGTGAATGCAACGGATGATTCTTATACGGCGTCTGAGAACGTTGTGCAGAACAGCCTAATCCGCGGATCTGCTGCAATTGGTATGCGTTTCCAAGCTGCTGCTGCTCCGATTGGTGTTGGCACGACGCACAATGTGGTTGCTAATAATCGTTTTATTGGCATTACTGGCGCTGACATTAAGTCTGTAACGGCTACCTCGGCGACTTATACGTTCCAAACGACGCAAGTCTCTGGCAATCAGTTTATGGACTTTAATAAAGCTTTGTATTTGAAACTTGACGCTCAAGTTGAGGATAATGGTCTTATTTCGGGTAACTTCTTTGCTAGTGACACGGCATTGGCTATAACGTCAATTGACCTGAGCGGTACTTCTATTGCGTTTGCGGGTAATTTTGCTTCGGCAGGTATTGTTGACGGCACCGGCTTCAACGCCTAAGGAGTAGACCATGCCCCAGTTCGATGATGATTTGTTCCTCGGGACTGCGGTTACTGAGATGGGGATGTCGCTTGGCGACCCCTCCCCTATGTCAGCAGGTGTTGGGCCGCTTGGCCGGATCTATGTATGGGATACAGTCCCGGCCGCGGCGGTTATCAACAACCTGGCAACTGCACAAACCCCTGCGGGTGCTGGTGCGATAACTTTAACTGCGGGTACAAGTGTCACGCTGTTTCGTGTCACTAACTTTCAGAATGGTTATCGGCTAGATGTCCCGCGTGCTGTAAGTGTTAGTACTGGGTCAGGTACGCCGACCTCACGTATCTTCACCGTTGTTGGCTTTGACATTTATGGCCAGGCTATGACGGAGACGATTACATCGAGCGCGGTTGCCTCAACTACGGTAAACGGCAAGAAGGCCTTTTCTGTTATTACGGGCGTTACGGTAAGCGGCGGCACTGTCGTTGCGATTACTGTAGGCACGTCTGACGTAATTGGCATTCCTGTGCGTGTCTCTAACGCTGGCTATGTTGGCAGCGTAAAGTGGGATAACACATTAGCCGCGGATACCGGTACTTTTGTCGCCGCCGATAGCACAACTGCAACAGCAGCCACTGGCGATGTTCGGGGGACTTATGACCCCTCGTCAGCCTGTGACGGCACCAAGCGCCTTGTAATGGGCGTCTTGTTGTCTGCAATCGCAGTTGGCCCCAATGCAACGCGTGCTGGCGCCCTTGGCGTCACTCAAGCCTAATAGGAGATGGAAATGGGTCAATTTAAACCAATGGTCAAGATGATGACCACGGAGCCTACCGTTGAGCTCAAGCTCAAAAAAGGTGGTTCAGTAGAGAAGAAGATGCAAATGGGCGGGACTCCTTCTGTGGATGCTCCGCGTATGCCTACCCGTGGCGGCATGCCTTCTGGCGCTGCTATGCCAGGTACGGCGCCGATGAAGCCGTCAATGGCGGCTCGTCGTCGTGCGATGATGGCTCGACCAGGCGGTGCTGCTCCTGCGGCTCCAATCGGCCGTGCTGCTGCTATGATGAAAAAAGGTGGCGAGGCGCATGAAGATGCAGCTCAAGACCGCGCAATGATCAAAAAGGCGATGTCCGGTAAGAAGTTTGCTACTGGCGGCGTCGTGATGGGTCAAGGCGGCTATGCTACCGGCGGCATCATCAAGTCCGAAATGGGCAAAAGTAAGATAACGACGGCTCACCCTGATAATTCCCCTGCAAAAACAGGTGAAGTGAAGATGGGCAACGGCGGTGGTTATAAGCACGGTGGCGGCGTAAAGATGTACGCTAAGGGTGGCGGCGTTAACGGTAACGTTAGCACGACCCCTCCTGGCGTAAGCGGTACTACAACTGGTAGCGTCAAAAAAGGTAATGCTGGCGGCTACAAGACTGGTGGTGCAGCAAAAAAGTTTGCTGACGGTGGGGCTGTCCAGAGCGATGGTCGTGCCGTCAAGATGCCACAAGGTAATAAGCGCCCTTCGGCGCCTGTAAGCATTAACCAACTGTCCGGTACCTTTAAAAAGGGCGGCAGTGTTAAGAAGTTTTCTACAGGCGGCTTAGGCGAAACTGAGAAGCGCTTGCTTCGTGAGGCTCAAGAGGAAAAGCTAGATCGTAAGGGTCGTGAGGCGTTTGAGAATGTGCCAAAGGTCCAGAAGGAACTCGACGAGGCAATGAATCCTATGAGCATGATGAAGGAAATGGCCGGTAAAGTTAAGAAGTTGTTTACCGGCTCTGAGGTGCCTAAGGGTTCTGTTACCAAGACTGAGAAGTCAGTAACGGTTGCCCCAGGCAAAAAGCGTGGCGGTGCTTGCTAAATAAGGTGGGGGCTTCGGCCCCTACTTTTAATTGGAGATTTCAATGTCAACATTGACAAATGTATTTGCAGAACACGCTGATGCTACGGGTACTATTTATGCCGGGGCAGCAAACCTTGCCGGGTATCAACTTGCTTCTGGCGGCACTGCTGGCGAGATTGTTTTCCGTGATGGTGGATCAGGCGGGACAGAGCGTTTGCGAGTAAATATCACAGTTAATACTGCTGTAATCTCAACGTTAATCCCCGGTAATGGAATTCGATTCACAACTAACATTCATGTCACGCTACCAGCTAGTGCGGCTGTTACTATTTTCTGTGGCTGATCATGCCAGCCAAATCTAAATCACAGTTCCGGTTAATGCAGGCTGTTGCGCATAACCCTAAGATTGCGAAGAAGGTTGGCATCCCAGCCTCTACTGCCGCTGAGTACGTTCAATCTAACGTGGGTAAGAAGGCCTACAGCAAGCTTCCAGAGGCTAAGGCTGCTGATGGCGGCTTGTACGCAAATATCCACGCCAAGAGGCAGAGAATCGCTGAGGGTTCTCACGAAAAGATGCGCAAGCCTGGCTCTGAGGGCGCCCCGACGGCTGGTGCGTTCAGGGAATCTGCTAAGACTGCGAAGATGGCTAAGGGTGGCGTTAGTTTAGCTGTTGGCCGTGGCGAGAAGATGCCTGTTGAGCGCGGCGCTGGCTTAACGCAAAAAGGCCGTGAAAAGTATAACCGCGAGACCGGCTCTGAGCTCAAGGCTCCGCAACCAGAGGGTGGGAAGCGCAGAGATTCATTCTGCGCGAGAATGGGTGCAGTAGCGGAAAAGAGTGAAAAAGGTAGTAGGTCCCGAGCTTCGATGAAGCGTTGGAATTGCCCAGGCTGGTGAGGAACCAATGAAAAATATGAAAAAGATGGCTGATGGTGGATTGACCGACATGGGCCCAGACATGGGCGCTAACGCGGCTACGGGTATCGATAAGATATCTGAGGGTGCGCAGGCGCTTGGCTCGTCTCTCAACCAGATCAACCAGGCTGTGGGAACGTCTACGCCGGGCTTTCAGGCCATGACCACCTTATCTCCATCCCCTGCCGGTAGCTTAGGCCGTCAGCTCGGGTACAAGAAGGGCGGTAGCATCAAATCAAAGGCAAGCACGGGCGAGTCTCGCTCGAAAAAATCACCTGGATGGTAAGGGGTTGTTATGTCATATTCTGGGTCAGTTGGCACTACAGTCATTAATGTCCAGACGTTAATCGATCATGGCGCTCGTCGTTGTGGCAAATTAGCGGAGGAGTTGACCTCTGAGCAGTTATTGTCAGCGCGACAGTCGCTGTTCTTTGCCCTTTCGCACATAGCGAACTTAGGCATTCAGTACTGGGCAATTAATAAGAAGGTTATCGGCCTCAATGCCGATCAGTACATCTACGAGATGCCTCTTGGCACAGTTGATGTGCTCAACGTCCTCTACCGGCAGATGAGCCGCCCTGTTGGTAGCTACTCAAGCTCTGCCGGCGGCGTGGTAGCAAACGTGGCTGATAGTGATATTGACACCTTCTGTCAGCAAAATTCCGCTAATGGCAACATTCAGGTGGACTATGGAACTGATAATCCTATTTATGCTGGCAGCATTGGGATTCTTCCTTATGTTGCTGGTGGTGGTTCTGCTACTTGGTCCGTTATTTTTGAGTACTCCACTGATGGAGCTACTTGGAGCACTCTCGATGACCTTGGGTCTGTTGTAGTCAAAGATAATCAATGGATTTGGACTGACGTTGATCCTGGCCAGACCGTTGAATATTACCGTGTACGTGTTTATGGCGGCGCGACGCTGGCACTGCGCGAGTTCTATGTAGGTAATAACTCGCTTGAGGTCCAGATGTCCCGTCTAAACAGGGACGATTACACGAACCTGCCAAACAAGAACTTTACTGCCAATCAACCGTACCAATTTTGGTTCAATCGGACGATCCCGCAGCCAGGTCTTTACTTGTGGCCCGTTCCTAGCGACCCGTTTATTCAGATGACGACGTGGTATTCGCGTCAGATTATGGACGTTGGCGCCTTGACGGATGAGTTGGAAGTGCCGCAGCGGTGGTATGAGGCGGTTATTTTTATGCTGGCGCATCGGATGTCGCTAGAGCTGCCTGCGGTGTCGGATAACCGCATTACGTACCTTGAGAGAATGGCTGAGAAGTACTTCTTTGAGGCAGAGCAGGAAGAGCGAGACAAGTCGCCGATTTATCTATCGTCGAATATTTCTGTATATACAGCCTGATGCCAATATTCTTAGATACAACTGGCCTGACAAGTCTTGCAATCGGTATCTGTGACCGGTGCAAGATGAAGCGCACGTTTGTCTCATTGCAGTCGGACCCGAACTTCCCTGGTCTGCGCGTATGCGACCAGGGTTGTAAGGATCAGTTCGATCCGTATAGACTACCTGCTAGGAAGACGGAGCGCATTAATTTGAGATTTCCTCGCCCAGATACGAGCGTTGCGGTACAGCCAAACGCTATTGTGACTGGGACGAATGGTGACTTTGATTTATCGACGAACCAAAACACGCAGACCCCAGAAAATAATGGGAATCTTGACATCATTTCCCCGAGCGAATAATGGCACAAGTTACGATTACCCAACTGCCGGCAGCGCAGGCGCTAACAGGCACTGAATCGGTTCCAATCAGTCAGAATGGCCAGACGGTCCAGACGACGACGGGGGCGATTGCGAACTCGCCTACCCAGCAGCAGACGTTTCTTACGGCAACTAATCAGCCTACGCTGCCTAATTCAAGGCAGCTACAGGGATCGACCGGTGTCGGCTTAGTTGACACGGGCGCCCTTGGTACTTTGGCTGTTACGTTGAACGGCGTATCAGGCAGCCTAGAGACCTGCGCTGATGGGATGATCTCAAAGTCCAGCGGGGCAGTCGTTGGCCGTACAATCACCGGGAGTGTTACTGGGGTAGCGGTTACTAACGGCACTGGCGCAGGCGGTAACCCTGTAATCAGCCTAGATGGCACCGTAGGGACGATTAACGGCCTTTCTGGTACTGGGATCATGGGATTGGTCGGCGGCGCCTCTGTGACCGCTTTAGAGATCCTTGGGACGGCTAGTGAGATCTCGGTTGCTGACGGTACGGGGCCAGGGAATCCAACGATTGGATTGGCTGATAATCCGGTTATACCTGGCGTTGAGGGTATGGTCTTGCCTATCGGGTCAACTGGGGACCGTCCTGGTGGCGCTATAAACGGCGAGGCTCGATATAACTCAACAACAAGCCGATTTGAAGGCTATCAAAATAATAGTTGGACTAGCTTTGGATCTGGCGACGGTACGGTTACGTCGGTGGATGTATCTGGTGGCGCGACTGGCTTAACGACCACGGGCGGTCCGGTTACGGGATCCGGCACCATCACCCTTGTAGGCACCCCAATAAGCGCAACAAACATTGCCGGTGGTGCTGCAAATAAGATTCCTTACCAGGCCTCGCCGAGTAACACGAGCTTTGTTGACGCTCCGGTATCGGCTGATACGTTCCTGAAATGGGACGGGGCAGCGTTTGCTTGGGACACGGTTGCTGGTGCGGGTACGGTAACGTCGGTCAGCGGGACTGGCACGGTTAACGGCATTACATTGACTGGGACGGTTACCTCCTCTGGAAATTTGACGCTTGGCGGCACATTATCTGGGGTCAGTCTTACCACGCAGGTAACTGGCACCTTGCCTGTTCTGAACGGCGGTACAGGAGCTACAGATGCCTCAACGGCGCGTTCTAATCTAAGCGCCGCGGCTAGTGGTGCAAATACAGACATAACGTCTGTTGCGTTGACTACGGGCACAATTACTACAACCCCATCGGCTAATACTGACATTGCTAACAAGCTATATGTTGACAATGCTGCTGCCACTGGCGTTGCTAGTTTTAGCGCTGGCACTACGGGCTTCACGCCAAACAGTGCAACAACGGGCGCTGTGACTTTGGCGGGTACTTTAGCTGTTGCAAACGGCGGTACTGGGGCAACCACAGCACCTAATGCCTTAACTAACCTTGCGGCTGCCGGAACGGGTATTTCAAACACGTTCACAGCCAACCAGATTGTTTCAGTAACAGACAACACTAACGCAGCATTACGCATCACGCAGCTAGGCACAGGTAACGCGTTGTTGGTTGAGGATACTACCAATCCTGATGCTAGTCCGTTTGTTATTGATGCTACTGGTGCAGTTATAGCTGGATATACTTCTGCTATTGCAACTACAACAGCATCAACAGCAGTTACTCCAAATTTTGAAGTAATTGGAACGTCACTAAGTGCGTCTGCTGGAGGCATTTATAGATATTCTGCATCAAGCGGCGCTGGAAGGTTAGTATTTTCTAAATCCAGAACAGATACTATTGGCGCTCAAGCCGTTGCTGTTTCAAGCGATGATGTTGGGGTAATTTCATATTCTGCATCAGATGGCACTGAATTTATTGAAGCAGCTAGAATTACAGCTTCAGTAGACGGCACTCCCGGCACTAACGATATGCCCGGCAGGTTGGTATTTAGCACAACCGCTGACGGTGCTAGTACGCCGACTGAGCGTATGCGGATTGATAGCGCAGGGCGAGTTGGAATTGGGTCATCAAATTTAGCTGCCACAACAGTAAGAATTGGAACAAACATAACTGGTGCAGTTACAAGTTATGGATTGTTTAACGGAAGTCAAGTTCAGTCTGATGTGACTACCTCCGCTAGAGCGTATTCAACTTCTGTAGGAACAGTAAATAGTGTTTTTACATTAGCAGGATTAGACCATTACAGAGCAACGCAAGGAACATTTGGTGCATCTTCAATTGTTACCAGTCAATATGGTTTCACGGCTGATTCATCATTAACTGGCGCAACAAACAACTACGGTTTTTACGGCAACATAGCTTCCGGCACTGGTCGTTGGAATCTGTACATGAGCGGTACTGCTGATAATTATTTTGCTGGTGATGTACTTCAAGGGCATACTTCTACCCTAAGTTTTTCTGCCCCCGCTGGTACAGTCACACCAACAATTCAATCCATTGCTCAAGCTAGTTCATTAACGCAAGGCGTTGCATCTGTAACGAATGTAACTAGCGCAAACGGTCCTAACTTTATTTTTGGAAAATCACGAGGTGCTTCAGCATCTTCTCCAACTATTGTTAGTAGCGGGGACTTATCTGGCAATATTTCATTTACTGCATATGATGGTGCGGCATATTTACCAACGGCCTACATTCAATCAGCAGTTGATGGAACTCCCGGCTTAAACGACATGCCCGGTAGGTTAGTATTTAGCACAACTGCCGATGGTGCTATTGATCCAACTGAACGTATGCGAATTGCCAATACAGGGGCGATTGGTTTAAGTGGCGCTAATTACGGAACCGCAGGACAAGTATTAACATCAGCAGGGTCAGGCGCATCGCCGACTTGGTCAGGAATTTCAGGGGGTACATTCTAATGGCACAAACAAACTACACGCCTATATCGCTGTATTACAGTACGACGGCGGCGGCTATTCCTACAAACGCAAACCTTGTTCCTGGTGAGCTTGCTCTCAATATTCAGGATATGAAGTTGTACTGCGAGAATGCGGCAGGAACGGTTACCTTATTAGCCTCGTCCGCTGGCTCAGCGGGTGACGTTGTCGGGCCAGCATCGGCAACAGACAATGCTATTGTGCGATTTGATCAAACCACAGGCAAGTTAATTCAGAACTCTGCCGTTACGATTGCAGATACAACAGGCGACATTACTGGCGGCAAATATAACGGGCTAACTGTTTCAACGTCTACAGGCACGTTAACTATTGTCAATGGCTCTACGTTGGTTACTTCTGGCGCAAACAGCCTGACGTTGACTACAACAGCGACTACGAATGCTACCTACCCTTCTGGTACTTTCTCCCTTGGCTACCTAAACATCCCGCAATCAGGATCGGCTAAGACGACTAGCTACGCTCTGGTAACCGCTGATATAGGCAAGGTAATTGAGGTAGGTACAGGCGGCTCTATAACGGTTCCTGACGCTACGTTTGCGGCTGGTGATGCAATCATCATTTTCAACAATACGAGTGGCGCTATCACGATGACGATGACTATTACTAATGCCTATATCGCTGGAACTGACGCAGACAAGGCAACTATTAGTGTAGCAACTCGTGGTGTAGCTAATATCTTGTTTGTTACAGGTACGACCTGTGTAGTTACTGGAAACGTGAGCTAAACAATGGCATTAGTCCTCAAAGACCGAGTTAAGACCACGACCACGACAACTGGTACGGGTACAGTTACGCTTGGCTCCGCAGCGGCTGGTTATCAGAGTTTCTCTGTCATTGGCGACGGTCAGCAAACCTACTACATCATTACCGACGGAACTAACTGGGAAACCGGTATTGGTACGTACACGGCTTCTGGCACTACTCTCTCACGTACACAAGTCTTTGAGTCTAGCAATAACGATGCCTTAGTTAATTTTGCTGCTGGCACTAAGGATGTGATTGTAGGCTATCCATCAACGGCTACAGCAGGGGGTGTGCCTAACTGTGATAACAGCAGCATAGGTACTGATCTATCAGGCTGGTCTGCGTTTCAGGCTGCGCTACAGAGTGGTGTAACAGGCGGTACGCTGTTTGGGAATAATAGTACTAATGGCATTGTAAGTACGTATTCGTTGGTTTACGCTTTAATAGGGGCATATTCTGGTGGTATTTTGGCACCTAACGGAGACATTCATTTTTCTCCAAATCTTGCAGCAAGAGGACAAAAAGTAAATTGTTTTACTGGAGTTGTTAGTACATATTCTTTGGTCTACACAAGAACAAATGCTTATAAAGGCGGTGTTTTAGCGCCTAACGGTGATATACATTTTATTGTTTTTACTGGTAATAGAGGTCAAAAAATATCTTCTTCTGGCGTTGTTAGTACATACTCTTTAGTTTACACGGCAGCAGAAGCTTATGCAGGTGGAGTTATTGCCCCTAATGGAGATATTCATTTTATTCCATCAAGAGCAAATGTAGGCCAAAAAATATCAGCCGCTGGAGTAGTCTCTACGTATAGTTTAGTTTACACAGTTACTAATGCTTATTATGGTGGAGTTCTTGCGCCTAACGGTGATATACACTTTGTTCCTTATAGTGCAGCTAGAGGACAGAAAATATCAGCCGCAGGTGTTGTATCTACTTACTCTCTTATTTATACAATAAATGAATCTTATGATGGTGGAGTATTAGCGCCAAATGGGGATATACATTTTGTTCCTAGAAATGCTCCTGTAGGGCAAAAAATATCCCCTGCTGGCGTTGTATCAACATATAGCTTAGTTTATACAGATAATAATGCTTATTCTGGTGGCGTATTAGCTCCTAACGGCGACATCCACTTTATCTCTCAACGCGGAGTAGGGCAAAAAGTATCAGTTACTGGCGTAGTTTCAACCTATTCATATCTCAATTCTGATTTTAGTGGTGGCGTACTTGCTCCAGACGGGACTATTTATTTTGTTTCCAATGCTATAGGCCAAAAAATCTCCACGAATCCCGGTCAGCCATTAGGCCTCGGCGTATGTCTGAGTTCATTCCTTAATAAATTCTAATTATGACATTCGTTATCCGTGATCGCATATTAGTAACCAGCACCACTACAGGCACAGGTACGTTTACACTTGGCGCGGCTACTGCTGGCTATCAGGACTTCTCTAGCATAGGTGACGGTAACACTACTTACTACACGATCACTAACGGTACTGATTGGGAAGTAGGCATTGGCACGTATGCTACTAGCGGCACGACATTAGCCCGTACACAGGTCTTATCATCAAGTAACAGCAATGCGTTGGTCAACTGGTCAGCAGGGTCTAAGAACGTCTATGTGCCACAGCCAGCTATCAATACACAAGGCACAGCGCCTACAGGTGACAACTCGTCTATCGGTACAGATCAGGTAGCGTTTAACAATTTCCAGAAGAACATACAGGCTAGTGTAAACGGTGGTGTGACGTTTAATAACAATGGCGTGGCGGGGATTGTAAGTACGTATTCGCTGATTAATTCAGGCGGAGGTCAATATATTGGCGGCGTTCTTGCTCCCAACGGCGATATTCACTTTATTCCTTTTAGCGCGGTTAGAGGGCAAAAAATAAATACAAATACTGGTGTTGTATCTACGTATTCTTTAGTTTATACAGACGCTGGTACTTCAACATTTAGCGGCGGCGTTCTTGCTTCTAACGGGGACATTCATTTTGTTCCTTCTTATGCTGACAGAGGACAAAAAATAAATGCCTCTGGAGTTGTTAGTACATATTCTTTAATAATAACTGGTTATTTTGAAAGTTATAGAGGCGGTGTTTTAGCCCCTAATGGTGACGTACATTTTATTCCTTATAATGCAACTAAAGGACAAAAAGTATCGGCGGCAGGGGTTGTTAGTACCTATTCTCTTGTAAACACAGCAGGTACATATTACGGCGGTGTTTTAGCACCTAATGGAGATATTCATTTTATTATAAATGGTGCATCAGTAGGTCAGAAAATATCAGCGGCAGGAGTAGTTTCTACGTATAGTTTAGTTTATACAACTGGCAATGCTTATTTTGGTGGAGTACTAGCTCCAAATGGGGACATACATTTTGTGCCTTATGAAGCAAATAGAGGCCAGAAAATATCATCATCTGGCGTTGTTTCTACTTATTCTTTGGCTTATACAACTACTGGTGCATATTACGGCGGGGTGTTAGCACCTAACGGCGACATACATTTTGTGAATGCAAATGCAACTGTTGGACAAAAAATATCTTCTGTTGGAGTAGTGTCTACTTATTCATTAATCAGAACAGTTGGCGGTGCATATTACGGCGGTGTTTTAGCGCCTAATGGTGATATATATTTTGTCAGTGTTAGTGCTGGCGTAGGCCAAAAAATCTCCACCTGCCCTGCTATACCATTTGGCTTAGATACCTGCCTCAGTTCATACCTAAATAAGTTTTAAGGATCATCATGGCGTATGTCGTTAAAGACCGAGTAAAAGTAACCAGCACGACGACAGGTACGGGAACCTTTACGCTTGGCGCTGCGGTAGCTGGCTTTCAAGACTTTACTAACATAGGTAACGGCAACGATACGTATTACTGCATCACTGACGCTACGAGCTTTGAGGTGGGCATTGGTACGTTTACGCTGTCTGGTACGACGCTATCGCGCACCACGGTGCTTGAATCAAGTAACAGCGATGCTCTTGTTAACTTTGCTGCTGGCACTAAGACTGTATTCGTTACATTCCCATCAGAGAACACGCTAGGCACTGTGCCAACGGCTGACAATAGCTCAGTAGGTACTGACTTAGTAGCGTGGCTGAACTTAAAGAAGCAGCTAGATGCAGGTGTAGTGAATGGTGTGCCGTATGCTAACAATGGAACTAATGGGATTGTTAGTACGTACTCGCTGGTTTATACAGTAGGGATTGCTTATGTTGGAGGTGTACTAGCACCAAATACAGATATCCACTTTATTCCGTCTTCGGCAGCAGTAGGCCAAAAAGTATCTGCTGCTGGAGTTGTATCTACATATTCTTTAGTTTATACAAGTGCGCAAGCATATAATGGTGGTGTTTTGGCTCCAAATGGAGATATTCATTTTGTTCCTTACAGGCCTACAGTAGGGCAAAAAATAAATTCTTCTGGAGTCGTTAGTACATATTCCCTTGTATATACAGTTACAAATGCTTATATTGGGGGTGTATTAGCCCCTAACGGGGATGTACATTTTGTCCCCCAAAGTGCCGTTGTAGGTCAAAAAGTATCTGCTGCCGGTGTTGTTTCTACCTATTCTTTAGTTTATACCGCAGCAACTGCTTATGCTGGTGGCGTTCTTGCACCTAATGGGGACATTCATTTTGTTCCAGCAAGTGCTAATAGGGGTCAAAAAATATCGGCGGCGGGTGTTGTTAGTACCTATTCTTTAGTTTATACAACAACTGCCGCTTATAGGGGAGGTGTTTTAGCACCTAACGGCGATATTCATTTTATTCCATTCCAATCTTCTCTTGGACAAAAAGTAAATTCTTCAGGTGTTGTATCCACCTATTCATTAGTTTATACAGGATTACAAGCATATCAAGGAGGTGTTTTAGCTCCTAACGGGGATATACATTTCGTTCCTAGTATTGCAAATGTAGGTCAAAAAATATCAGCCGCAGGTGTGGTTTCCACATATTCTTTAGTTTATACCGGCGGAGGAAATGCAACTTTTCAAGGTGGAATTTTAACTAATGATGGAAGTATTTATTTTATTCCATCAAATGCCGCAGTAGGCCAAAAAATCTCCACAAACGTACAGCAAAAAGTAGGTTATGCTTTAAGCCCGTTTTTTAATAAATTCTAAGGAGAACTCGTGTACAACAGAGACAAAATCATTGCCACGATGCAGGAAATTTACGACGAATCAAAGACCATCGCACCTTACGTCTTAATCGCACAACCACGTCGCAACTTAGAAGAAACCGCAGCACAGAATTTTGATGGATATGATGGACTGCACATTGACCTGATGGGCTTCTCCCACGGCTTTGTGCATATCGGCGGCGAGAAAGTAGACGTTGCCCGTAACTATCTTATAGAACAAGCACTGACCTCTGGTGCTAAATATATGCTGTTTATCGGCGAAGACACCGTTCTCCCCTATGACGGATTTAAGGTCTTGCATGAGACAGCAGAAAAGAACCCAGACGCAGTGGTAACAGGTGTGTACTACATCAAATGCTCTGACGCTATGATTATGGTACGCAATCAGGATTGGATCACCATTCCTAACGTCGATCCTGGTCAATTGATTGAAGCATGGCAGACCGGCATGGATGTGATGATGATTCCTATCCACGTTCTGCAAGCCATGAAAGACGAGGCTCCTGACCTGCCGTTTACCTGCATCGGCAACAACATCAACGACGAGATTCCGTTCATTGGTGAAGACAACTTTTTCGTCCACCGTCTGCATAAGCGCGGCACAAAGTTGCTAGTTAATACTGACGTGCAATGTCTGCATATGGATTTAGCAAGTGGACTGTATACGGCGCATCCTTCTGTAGACCTGAAGAACTACTACACGAACATCAAGCCTACTAGACCCCTGACGCTGGATGACAAAGAGTTTATTGACCGTCGTTGGGCTGATCGTCTGCCTGAAGGTACTGGCAGCTATAAGTCTGTTATCGCCAAGCTGCTAGAAGAAGGCCAGCCCATCAAGTTCAACATGGGTTGTGGTCGTGACCGTATTGATGGCTACCTTGGTGTGGATATGCACAGCGATACCGCAGACATCAAGCAAGACATCATGAAGCTGGACTTGCCAGAACATTGCGCTGACGAGATATTCGCCAGCCATGTGATTGAACATATTCCACAGCATCGCGCTCCTAGCGTCCTAGAGAAGTGGCTTGCCACGTTGAAAGAGGGCGGTATGCTTGTTTTAGAGACTCCTGACCTTGCTGGTTTGTGTAAGGACTACCTTGAGCAAGATGGTGCAGATCAGCATATGACTGCTATGTGTATCTATGGCGCTCACGTAGACCGTATTACTCCTGAGACACAAGAGAAGGGTGCTTTATCTCCGCACCTGTGGGGTTACACGCCTAAGTCGCTGGCTGACCTGTGTACAGCGGTAGGTTTTAAAGACATCAAGATTCTGCCGGTAACGGGTCAGCATCCGGGTAAGAACTTTAGATTGGAGGCGGTAAAATGATTTCCTTAGAAGGTTTGCAATCTGGCGTAACAGGTGAAGACCGCGCTATCGCTATTTTGAAGGTTGAGCATAACAGTCAGACGTATGATTGGATGACGTTTGTGCCACCTGACGCTGATTTGGCTACTTATATTGCCGCCTCAGAGGGGCGTGTTAAGGCTGAGATTGACGCAAAAGAAGCTGTTTGGGCTGCTTTAAATCCTAAGACGCGCGAGATTGAGGGCATTAACGGTACTGAGACTGTCGCTATTGATAAGTCTGAGATAGTACGTGCTGATAATCCTGATTACTATGCGAGTCGTCGTGCTGAGTATCCTGCGCTTGCGGATCAGTTGGATGCAATGTGGAAGGGCGCTGATGCTATGGCAGAAATGGCGGCTAAGATTGCGGCGGTTAAGGCAAAGTATCCTAAACCATGAGTTATACGCTATCCAAAACGGATGCAAATAAAATTGTTAGGATAGATCAGGGAGGGGTAGTTACTCTCCCTGGTAGCGTGTTCTCTAAGGGGGATGCGATAATATTATTTAACAATACGGATGAATTTATCTCTATTCATTCGCTAGTGGAAAACTCTTATCGCTCTTCTCGTGCAAAGAAAAGAGCATTTATAGAGTTTCCTCCTAGATCATTAGCAAATGCTGTTTTTATTGACGACAATATTGTAGTTATATCAGTGGGGTTCTAAATGAGCGGCATACTCTTGGCTTTTGTTGGTGCATCTTTTGGTGGCGGCGGCGCGTTAGTTGTTGACGGCACCTTCTCTGGTGCCCCAATGGCGGTAGTTTCCTTTGGTGGCTAAGCATGGAACCTCAGTTCTTAATTAATGTTGGCTTTGCCGCTGCCGGTTTCTTTGGGGGTTGGCTCATCAACAGCATGACCCGCTCTATTACGCGCCTTGAAGATAAGATGTCTGACCTTCCTTTGCTTTATGTTAACAAGGATGATTACAAGTCAGATATTACTGACATGAAAAATATGCTGAGTAAGATCTTTGACAAACTTGATGGGAAGGCCGACAAGTGAAATATGGATCCGATTACGATTGGGGCGGCCTTCGCGGTCGCCAAGGCGGCAGTTGCTGGCGTAAAAGAGGCAATCGCCCTCGGTAAAGAAGTACAGGAGTGTTACCACGACATTAGCGCATTCTTTACGGCGCAGGGGGAGATCCAGGCTGCGGTAATACAGCAGGAGCATGACCAGAAACTAGGTAAGCAGAAGGACGCTACCGCCGAGGCGCTTGATGCGATGTTTGCGTCGCGCCAGATGTTCAAGATGGAAGTGGAACTCCGTGAACATTGATTTACGGCTCCGGTAACGAGTCTGGCCTGTACGAAGAGATGTGCCAACGGCGGGACGCTATTATCCAAAAGCGTAAGAATGCCCTTGAGGAAGAAGCCCGGCAGATTCGGCTAAAAGCATACGCCATCAAACGCAAGAAAGAGCAGCGGATTCAGAACATTCAAGAGTGGCTGGCAGTCGTTGTGGGCGTGTCAATTAGTAGCTTTATTATGTACATAATCTGGTGGATGTTTAGGCACGGGGGTGACGAATAATGTTGACATTACTTTCTACGCTGATAAGTTTCCTGATGGGCGGTTTGCCTAAAGTTTTGGATTTCTTCCAAGACCGTGCCGATAAAGGGCATGAGCTCAAACTAGCCGCCATGCAGACTGAGCGTGAGCTACAACTAGCCGCTGCTGGTTACGCTGCCCAGGCAAAGATTGAGGACATCAAGCTAGACGAGATTAGGGTCCAATCCTCCGCGGATACTCAGCAAGCCTTAATGGGTGCCCAGCAGGCTGAAATGCAGGCTATCTATGCCCACGACACAAGCCTGAACGAAGGCACCAGCCAGTGGATGAAGAACCTCCGCGCCGGTGTGCGCCCGATTATCACGTTCGGCTTCTTTTTCCTGTTAGTGGCCATTGATGTCGGTCTATATATTCACGGCATTAACAATAATGTATCTTTTGACATCCTTGCAGATCAGCTTTGGGATGACGAGACTCAGGCCCTGTTCGCTTCGATTATTGCCTTCCATTTCGGGGGCCGGGCTTTTGGCAAATGAAAGTCAGCCAACAATGTTTAGTAATGATTCGGCACCACGAAGGAATCAAGCTTCGTCCCTACCGTTGTCCGGCTCTTTTGTGGACATGCCTTGTTGGGCATGTATGCGACCCGAACCACACAAGGATCCCGTTAGAGCAGAGGAAGTCTCTGCCGATACCGGAGGGGTGGAATCGACAGTTTACGATGGAGGAAGCTGATGCGGTGCTTTCTAAGGATCTTGAGAGGTTTATCCGAGGCGTATCCAAGTATTGCCCTGGTCCTATTACTCAAGGGCAGCTTGACGCACTGGTCAGTTTTAGTTTCAACCTTGGGCTAGGCACCCTGCAGCGGAGCACTTTACGGCAGAAGCATAACCGGGGTGACTTTGATGGTGCCGCAAATGAATTCTTGAAGTTTACGAAGGCAGGTGGAAAAGTACTGAGGGGGCTTGTTACTAGACGAGGTGATGAGCGGTCCCTGTATTTGGCCAAATAACTACACGTTTTACATAGTTGCAACATGACCTTAAAATGGCCGTAAGTCTATGAAAGTTTAAGGAAAGTACCATGACCTCCGCAGTTGTGATGACCTATGACAGCCTAGTGGCTGACGTGATCTCCTACCTGGAGCGGACTGATACCGCCACGGTAGACAAGATTCCTACTTTTATTATGTTAGCTGAGCAGGTTATTGCCAGCCAGATCAAGTTTCTAGGCAACCTGACGGTCCAGGAAAGCCAGATGATTGCTACGCAGTCGGTGATTGATAAGCCTGCCCGGTGGCACAAGACGGTCTCCATGAACGTGACAGTGGCCAACAACCGGTATCCGGTCCTGTTGCGCAAGCCTGAGTACCTACGGGAGTACTGGCCAAATCCTAGCGAGACGGAAGTTCCGAAGTTTTACTCTGACTATGACTACACCCATTGGTTAGTGGCGCCGACGCCTGACCTTGACTATAACTTTGAGGTTATCTATTACGAGCGGGTTCAGCCGTTGAGCTCAACTAACCAGGTTAATTGGTTCACAACCTATGCCCCACAGGCCATGCTGTACGGGACGTTACTGCAGTCGATGCCGTTCTTGAAGAACGATGACCGGATGCCTATGTGGCAGGCTCAGTACGACCTTATTATCAACACTCTGAAGGCCGAGGATGCGATGCGCATAGCCGACCGTCAGGCCGTCGCATTGGACTCCTAACTATGTCATATAACAGCCCCTTTACAGGAAACGTAGTCCAGCCGACGGACGTTTCTTATCGCTACATAGAATTAACCGCGGATTTACAACTAGAGTGGCCAATTAACGGCACCACGGCTGACGGTGCGGCTGCGAGGATTATGGACGTCCTGCCTGACGAGACTGGGTGGAACTTAATCATGCCGCCGGCGAATCAGACATCGGTAGGCACTGATGCGATGATTTACAACATTGGCGTTTTTGTTTTTACGGTAACCGACTTTGACGGCGGGATTATTGCTGCGATTGCCCCTGGGCAAGCTCAGTATATCTACGTAACAGACAATGCTGACGAGGCCGGCACCTGGAACGTTTTCCAATTCGGCGCCGGAACTTCATCGGCTGATGCGGCGGTACTTGCCGGATATGGTTTAAAGGCCCTCTCAACGACCTTAAACCAGTCGCACAGTATGGTAACGTTCTCGTCTAACTATACGGCTGTGGCGGCCGACAGGGCCTCATGCTACATCTGGAACGGCGGCGCTGGTACGTTTATCCTGCCTACGCCTGCCTCCCTAGGCAACGATTGGTTTGTATTGGTGCGCAACGGAGGGACTGGTTCGTTGGCGGTTACCCCGGCTAGTGGGAATATTAACGATGTTGCATCGGTTAGCTTGCAGCCTGCTGATTCTTGCTTTGTGTGCTGCTCTGGGACGGCGTACTTTACGGTTGGCTTAGGTAAGGTGTCGCAGTTTAACTTTACGCAGCTAACGAAGCTGGTAACGAACGGCACCTATACCTTGACCTCTGCGGAGGCCGCTAACGTTGTCCAGAAGTATATTGGGACATTGTCCGGCGCGGTGACGGTAGAGATCCCGCAGACGGTGCAGGTTTACTACATCTCTAACCAAACCACGGATCCTGGCCCTTACGATATTACCTTCACAACTGGCGTAGCTGGCTCTAATACGGCGGTTGTGCCTGCCGGTAACCAGGTTATTTTGTTGTGCGATTCGGTAAATATTTATAACGCGACAACAATTAGCGTAGGCGCAAGCATTTCTTCCTTGTCTGATGGAACGGTTGTTAACCCATCTCTTAACTTCGCCTCTGAAACAAATACCGGCATGTACCGCCCCGGCTCTGGGGAGATTGGTTGGTCTATTCTCGGGGTAAATGAGATGACCTTAGCGGCTTCAGGTTTAACTATTCCTAGCGGTATCGCTGGTGGTGTCTTCACATGACCCAAAAAGTCTTTGCACTTGATACTGTCGCTGGCATTCAGCGGGACGGGACGCTTTTTGACAAGGCCTACTATACCGACGGCAAGTGGGTCAGGTTCCAGCGTAAGCGCCCTCGTAAGATGGGCGGGTACCGGGTTATCTCGGCTCAGCTCACGGGCCCATCACGGGGTATCTGGGTTAATCCAAAGAACGGGCTAACTTATATTTATAGTGGGTACAACGACGGCTTGCAAGTTTTACCAATCGACAATAACGGTGTCGGGTCTGGTGTTTTGGACTTTACATTGAATGATTTTACGCCATCGGATCTTAACCTTTGGCAGTTGGACGGGTTCTATGACGTTGCTGGGTCCGGTGTTGCATCTTTATTAGGCCACCCAGGGCAGAATTTACAAGCAATTGACAACGAAACTAATACGTTTGTTTTGATTGGCGACATTAACGGTACCTCAATGTCAAAAATTGGGGTATTTACGGCGTCCTGTAATTCAATTAACGGCGACCCTAGACTTACGTTATCTACAACTAACTTATTGATTGGCGCTGGTCAAACTGTTACCGGCACTGGCATACCTGCAAATACTACTGTTGTATCTTCTGGGGATACTTATGAATCGTTAACTTCAGTTGCTGTTACTGGGGTTAGTGGAACGTTTAGCTGTACTTTAACGTCTGGGTTATTCGTCGGGCAGACGGTAACTATTGGTGGTAGTGCGGTAACGGGAACTATAACTAACCCAGTAATTACCGGCACTAGCGGAACATTTACTTGTAGCAGCACGGTTGGTCTTTATGTAGATCAGCCTGTGACAGTTAGCGGCACGTTAACTTCTACCGCACTAGCCAATGTACAGGTAACGTCAATTACTGGCGATATTTCGTTTACTTCGACTACAGGTATCTATGTAGGCCAGCCGATTGCTGTTACTGGCACCTTAACTGGCACGGCCACGGGGGTCACTACTAATACGACGTATTACGTCATTGGGGCACCAACAGCTACAACAGCTCAGTTGTCAACATCCCCTGGAGGGGTTGCGATAACGACCACGCCTGGCACAACTGTTGGTTTAACTTTTAATGCGCCTTTACAGACAGGGATTACGTCTGGGACTACGTATTTTATTAAGACAACAAACGGCTCTACGACATTTACTTTGTCGGCATCTGTTGGCGGCGTTGCAATCACAACAATAGTTAACTCATTGGCCGGCTTGACGTTTAGCGTTCCATTATCTATCGGGCTAACTACGGGGCAGACGTACTACATTATTACCACTAACGGCTCTACTACATTTACCTTGTCTGCAACTTCAGGCGGGGCTGCCGTTACTACCGTCATAAACAGCACCTCTTTGTACACGTTTACTACGGGGAATTACTACAAGGTTGTGATAAGTAATAATGCGACTGCTACGGGTCAAGCTACGTTAACTTTCGATAACAATGTAAGTGTTTCTGGTGGGCTTGTTGTCTTGCACCCGTATGTTTTTGTCTACGGCAATAATGGTCTGATAAAGAACTGCTCTGCCGGTAATTCTAGTAATTGGGTATCTGCTGACGCTAACGAGGTCAACGTGGCCTCTGGGAAGGTTGTTAAGGGGTTACCCGTGCGCGGGGGCTCTAACAGCCCCTCAGGCCTGTTCTGGGCTACTGACAGCCTAATACGCGTCTCCTTCGCTCCCCAGACTTTGGGGGTTGCTGGAACATCAAACTTCTCTACCACTAATTATTGGCGTTACGACATTATCTCAAGCCAGACCTCAATCTTATCGTCGCAGTGCGTGATTGAGTACGACGGTATCTATTACTGGATCGGCGTTGATCGGTTCCTTCTGTACAACGGTACGGTAAAGGAAATTGAAAACAACATGAACCAGAACTACTTTTTCGACAACCTGAACTATAGCGCTAGGGAAAAGGTTTGGGTAACAAAAGTACCTCGATATGGTGAGATTTGGTGGTACTACCCTCGCGGGGATTCCACTGAATGTAACGACGCGATTGTCTACAATATTCGTGAGAACACTTGGTACGACGCCGGTGGGGCAATTGGTGCTCGGCGCTCTGCTGGGTACTTCTCACAGGTGTTTGCATTTCCTGTCGCGGCCGATTGGGTAACGACTGTCTCTGAGCAAGTATTCCAAGACGATTTTGATATTGTTAACGGCTCCCCTTATCTTAATACAGCGACCTACTACCCTGACGTTATCGTAGGTCAGATTATTAGCGGGACGGGGATTACTGTTGGCACCGAGGTGCAGACGGTCACAACTAGCGGCATTAACGGCCTTGGGGCTATTACGGCCGGATCTGGCTATGTAGACGGGTCTTACCCAGATATCCCGTTTACAACCGGTAGCGGTTTTAACGGGACGGCAGACATTACTGTTTCTAGTAATGCTGTGACCGCTGTCGTAATCGTAAACCCTGGCGCTACCTATCAAGTTGGGGATGTGCTTGAGGTTGACGATGCTGACTTAGGTGGTGGGTCTGGATTCTCAATACCCATTACCTCTATTTGGACGATGGTTATCACGATGACGGCTAACGCTACGGCGACCGGCACAGAGCTGTTAACGTTTAGCACGCAGCCGGACTTAATTGAGGTGTTCCAAAACGAGTACGGTACTGACTATGTAAATGGCCAGAACGCGGTTGCTATTGAGAGCTACTTTGAGACCAACGACCTTGGTTGGGTCAGCGGCGGTCCTTCTGAGATGTCCCCGGCTGGAAATAACCGGTGGCTGCGCTTAGAGCGCGTTGAGCCTGACTTCATCATGACAGGTGAGATGAACCTTGTTGTAACTGGGCGTCCATTTGCACAGGGTGATGACCAGGAGTCTACTCCGTATGTGTTTGACGCTAACATTGGCAAGATTGACATGAAGGAGCAGCGCCGGGAGTTACGCCTGCGGTTCACTTCAAACATTGTTGGTGGTAACTATCAATTAGGTAAGTTGCTGCTGAATGCGGACCTTGGCGACGTTCGAGGTTTCGGATCATGATGACCCCGAGCGTAAGCCCTCCGCTAGTCTATGACCCTCGGTATCATACTTTTGACTCTTGGGCGTGCCTGATGGTCGAGCAGTATGCGGCGAATCAACTTGCTATTCCTACGCCAGGCATGGACTGGACTGAGTGGGCTCGTGGGTTAAAGGCAATTGACGTGTTCACGAACGAAGGTATTCCGGGTCCCGTTGGGTTTGATAACTGGTTTGATTGGGCATCTGCATTGTTAGGCGCCATCAACCCTAGCGTGGCGTAAAGGTAAATTATGGCTCTTACTTATGGCGAAACACAGGCTCGATTAACGAGCGAACTAGGACGCCCTCCAACTGCGAAGGAGATGTATGCGGCGTCAATTGCAGAAAAGAAA